ACCCCACTCCCCGATGATGCGCCCTACTGGTAGGACTCTAGCACCATTACTGGTCAAGTGGCTTCGCTCCTCTGCGTTGGTTGCAGACTCGATGAGCTGCTGCTAAAGGGCTGTCCACAAGACCTGCCAAAAGATGATCAGCGTCGATGGGCTGCCCCTCTAGGAAGGGTTCCTTACACAAGTGGCAGTGAGTAGCGTTTTCCTTTACCCTCTTTGCTTCTTGTCGATAAGCGTAATTGTATAACTGAGATTTCTTCCTAGTATCTACACGAGCGTCTGCCGCTCTAGCCCTGCGCTGCCGGTATTCCCTCTCGTGGGGGTCACACCTAGCATTTCCTTTTGTCAATATTCCGCAAACTGCGCAAGGTTGTGGCCACCTACCCATCAGGGACTCGTCGAGTAAAAGTCTTTTGCGTTGAAAGTTACTGCTAGAACGCTTGGAACTCTGACTAGGGCAGTACCACACCGAGGGCAGGGAAGGTTCGGGTCTTGGGTAATGGGGTGCGTCACGCTTTGAATGAGGTTACACCCTCGGCACTTGTAATCGTAATTTGGCATTAGTGTAATCTCACGACCTTACCCCTGCTAACTTGAACCTCTAGAAATTCTTCTTGCTTGGTGTAGGTAGTGTCTTTCCTTATCTTCTTGCTCGCTTGCATAACCTCGCCAGTGATGATCAGTGCGTGAGTCCACTCGTGGTTGAGCATAACGAAAATGTTATTAGGCAGGTGCGTAATGAACTTTGTCTTGCGAGCTGAGAAGTGAACCGTCTCAAACGGAAACCTCTCGCCTTTCCAGTTGTGTTTAACTTCGACTTCTATGTCGTAGTTGCCCTTTGGCCCGTGAGCCAGTAGGTCTATCCCATAAGGGTCAGGGTTCACCCTAGCGATAATGTCGAAAGTGCTTAGCCACTCGATCACTATCTCTTTGGCGTTGTCGTCTTGGTCGTAAAGCTTTTGGTCGAAGGGCTTCACTTGTCCCACTCACCCGACAGGACAGCCAGGTCTCTGCGAGGGTCGTATCCCTCACCGACTACCAGCGAGACGATTCCTGTTGGCGTGTTGCCTCCCATACCTGTTCTGTCAGCAAACCAGTGCGAGCCACCATCCATAGCTGGGACTTGAAGCCACAGCGTTTGATTCATTTGCTTAGCTGCGAAATGGTGATAATGACCTGTTATCAGCACGTCACTTTGCCCGACTCCTGTTCGACCCAGTGCCTGACCGCCCATCCATTTTTGCACGTCCCGGATTTGGTGACCGTGAGCGAAGCCGACAATCGTTCCGTTGAAGTTGCAAGCAAGGGTTGTGTTGTCTCGTGCTGGGAAGCGTCCTGTGACGTGCTGAAGGTCGGGACTCTCCTTGCAGATATCTAGCACCTGAGAGACAATCTCTACCTGCCACGAGTCAACAGGGTCAGTTAGAAGCTGTCGGTGCGACTCATCGTGGTTGCCGGGGACGACTGGTATCACTAGGTCTTCAGTCAATGGTGCAAACGCCTTTACCCACTCAAGCAAGATGCGTCGTCCCACTCGGATTTGTGAAGTAAGGTCTAGGTCTAGTCGCCCTGCTATTCTTCCGCCCTGAGATACAACGCCCTCGATGCAATCTCCAAGCTGAGGCAATGCTATCTGACCTACCCCCCGGTCTTTTATTTCTTTGTGGCGAAGGAGGCTTGCTTCTAGTCCACGTCTCACACGCCCGACAGTGCCTTGTGTGCCGTCTCCTGCGTCTTTGCCCCACTGAGTGTCGCCGATGTTGTAGATAGCCGTTAGGTTGCCGTATGTTGGCTTGGCAGCACGAGGAGGTCGCCACTTCTTTATCTCTGCCTCTAGCTCTTTAGGGTCTAGCAGAGTGCCTCGAATTGACGAGGGCTTTAGGCTTACTCGGTAAGACTGCAACCACTCACCCGAGCGTGTCTCCCACTTGGAACGTTTGACGCTTATGACCAGCCACTCTGCCGGATTCAGGTCAAACTCTGCAAGTAGCTCGTCGGAGCCAGACGGTTCGTCCTTGCGAGGCGAACTCACAAAGTATCCTCCGTTTGCATCCAGTTCTAGTTGCGGACGCCAAGACTCTTTAGGTGCTGTTTGCCTTCGGTCGCTGCCTTGGTTGGATAGTGAGTTCAAGTCCTCTAGCATCTTCTAAGCCTATCCCCTGTAGCAAGCGCAGGCTTGAGTGCGATGTTTGGTTATGGTCACGTCTGCCAAGCTAAGCCCCTTGAGCCGGAGCTGAGTTGACAAAGTGCTGGCAGGCCAAGCCCGAAGGTCGGCTAAAGCTCCGATGAGTATGTCTCTGTCGTTTGGTTCGAGTTCTGCTAACTGCATCTCTACCTTGCAATAAACTGCTTTGCTTTGCGGTCTTGCTAAATCTTCAAGCATTTTTGCTCCTTAGATTGTCAGGTCGTTATCGGTTGCGATTAGCTTTTGTGCGATCTTGATTAGAGACGGATGGTTAGCCAAGCTAAGACCTGCCTTGACGTCTAGGTATTCCGCTAAATCTAAGCGGATAGACTCTAGGTCGGCGCTCCAAACTAAATCGTGACGCAACAGTCCAGATGCCTGCTTGAAGTCGTTGGTTACCTGCTGATATTGCTTGTCCTTGTTCATTTCTCGTCCTCGTCGAATAGGTATGCAATCAAGTCGTCAAGAAACACAATGTCTTTAGGTTCGCCAATAGCAGGCTCGCTCACAACTGCAATATGCTGCGCTAAACGGATGGCACGCTGGCGCTCTGCAAGTTGTCCTGCCTTGTACCAAATTTGCCCGTTCGTTGCGATTAGTTCGTTGATGCTCATTTTGTCCCTTTCGTGTAGGTGTAAAAGGTAGCTTGGTGAGGGTGAAAAAGGTAGTGCTTACAATCGTTTAGCCCTCTAAACAATCGCAAGGGGTTTGATAACACTTGTAACCAATCGGTTACTATGGCCTTTGTGTCGTAAAAGTTACATTCCACTATTGTGGAGTCTTGTGCATTTTTGTGGATGCTGGCTTTTATGTTTTTGTGGATTGTCAGGAAACTACCGCTTTCGGTATAGTTCTGACATAAGTGGTAATTAGGTGCAAAGTATGCACTGGCTTTCCTGCCAATCTCTGACCACTTTTTCTTAGTCATAATCTCTGACCGTGTTTTCTTAGTCATCTTGTGCCTCCTTACATCTTGTCTAGTAGCACGATTGCCAAAAAGAACAGCGCAAAAATTGCCATACCGACTGCCATCCCTGCGGAAAATAAAAGCCAATTCAGCGGATTTCTTTCCTTGCGGTGCTTCCCGGTCATTCTTGCCCCTTCTTAATGGCTGCCTCTATTTCCTGAGCAAGAAACGGGTAACTTAGTGTCTGCAGAATGTCTCTGGTTGCAGCTAGGTCTTTCATTACCTTTATGATGCGCTCACGCTCTAGCTCGACCCCAGCGTCGTAGCCTAGTGTCCAGTAAAGCTTGTTGCTGTCGTTGCTTTCATCAGCCAACTTGTGCCTCTCTAATTGTTATAATTAGCTCTGCAATGCCGTAGCAGACTGAGTGGTCGCACTTGCCAGACTCTTGAAAGTCAAAACAGATCCTTGCTTGAGCCATTTTGCTTATGCGCTCACGCTCTGCCTCGACGCCGGCTTCACGGCCTTTTGTCCAGAGGATTTTGCCGCTTATGTCTTTCATTTCAATCATCCCTTAGCCTCATCACTTGCTAGAAAGTTAGCTAAGCTTCTGATCTTCTCGACACGAAAGCCCGACCAAGTTTTGCGGTCAGTGACAACTATCGGTGCAGTTGTGTGACCGATGAGCTTGAAGCGCTCTAGCGCCTCCGGGTGTTGCGTTAGGTCTACCTTGTCGTAGATGATGCCTAGCTTGTCCATTAGCCTCGTAGTAGCTGCGCACTGGACACACGATGGCGTCGTGAATACTTGCACTGGGATTTTCATACGGAAGCTCCTGTCGTGTTTCGGATTTCTTCTTTTGCCCTGTTAATTGCAACGAAGGCGTAGTCGTAACCCCTCGACTCAACCTTGGTGAGGGTGAGGTGTCTCTTTAGGCTTACCTCGAAAGACAGCTTTCGGGTCGCAAACTCTGCTCCGATTCGGATGCCGTCCTTGTAGGCTTCGTCAAGCTGCTTAGCAAAAAGCAATTCTGCAACTTCGTACTTGAAGTCTGCCCAGTTTCTAATCTTTAACATTCTCTCCCCTTAGCTCTTTGGCTGCCCAACGAAAATGCTCCGCTGCGATTAGTTCGTCTCGGTTGTGCTTGATGTTAGATAGTTCGTCGAGTGCGTAAAGGCACGCTTCAAAGCCAAGATTAAACGCTGTCATTTCTAGCAGGTCAATATGATGTTCGACAGTCTGCCGGGTTTGCTTTAGCGCTGCCTCCATTCTGGGTCGCCTCCTGCAATCTTGTAAAGCTCGCTTCGGTCGATGCGAATCAGGCGAGGGCCAAGTCGGGTGCTGTCGATGCGACCTGCCTTGATGTAGTTGCGGATTGTGTTTGGGTGAAGTCCAAGCTCGGAGGCTGCCTCCTTGATTGTGACCATTGTGTCCTTGATGTTGGTTGTCATTTTTCTTTGTCTCCTAGTTGTAGCGATAGATAAATTACTCCGGCGGCCAGTAGCCAAAAGGTTAGCCCGATCATCTCCATTAGTTCACCTCGGCTAGTGCTTTGCGGAAGTTGCGGATTTGGTCGTTGACTGAGCGAATGAAAGCGGTTGGGACGTTTAGTGCATATCCCTGCTTGCGCTGCTCTAGTGCTATCTGAAGTCTTGTCTCTAGTTCTTGCTTGTTCATTGTGTGTCCCTTCGTTGGTGTTCGTTGTAGTTAGATTCTACTATCGAATGACAACAAGTGTCAAGCTTATTCGCAAAGATTCTTAAAAGAATTTATAGAGGCGTGATAATGATTGTGCAACCGGGCTGTCGCTCGTCGGCGTAAAACTTGTAAGCGTGAAGCTCGACGACCTGAGAGTCGTCTGCCCAGACGTGCGAGTCCTTGGAGGTGTCTCCGGCGATGTTCTGCCCGATGCCATCCAAAATACTTCGACATAATTTGTCAACGTCGGGAGGCACGATTGGGAGGAACCGCTTTTTTATTGTCACAGTCTTAGGACGAGGTAAGAAGATTCTCACCTCGACCTTGACCGGGCCAGTCAGAAGCTCGTCGAGTTGTAGATTGTGACAAGCGACTGATACTGCCTTCCGCCAAGGTTTCAAAGTCTTGGCAGACGCTTCGACTACTCGTCCATTGAAAACCCTCTTGGATCCTTGTGGAGCAGGTAGTCCGAAGACTTCTATTGTGAGCATTAGAACGGAGCGTCAGCCTTGAGCTGTGCGTTGTTGACGTGAACCGCTGCCGAAGTCTTAGGCTCGTTGTCTCGGTTTGTGTATTCCTCAATCTTGACCGACAGGTCTCCGGTGATTGTGAACGTCTGACCTTCTTCGACTCGCTGGTCAGTCCAGATTGTAAAGTAGCGCTTTGCTTCTTCACCGTTGCGAAGCTTAAACTCCTCGACAGCTCGGAAGCCGTAGCCCTCAATTATCTTGAAGACCTTGGCGTCCTCGATGATTATTTTTGCCATTTTTGATTTACCTTTCGATGTGAGCAGGATTGCAGCAGTCACTCTTGCCACAAGTTCGAACCCCCGGAAGCACCGTGAGTCCGTCGTCGTGGATCGGCGTGACCATATCTTCCGCAAAGTGTCCGTGCCACACTATGCAGTTTTCTATCTTTTGTAATTTCCTTGCACGACAGGACTCGCAGCGTTCGTGCGTCTTCCGGTTGGCGTTAGCCTCCCAAGTCCAACCGCAACGAGTGCATTGAGTAATCACAAAACCGATTATGACAGACAGCGCCGACAAAGTGCAATTGTGTTCCCGTGTTGGCACTTAGGAGCAGGAGCGCTCAGCGCCTCCTGTGAGCGTTGGTCAGCTAGGAACTGGTCTTTGTAAGCCAAGTCCTTGCTTCGTCGCTCCTCGGTAGCAACACGAGCCTCTGAGGAGGTTATGAAGTTTTCCCAAGCATCGGCGTTTAGCCAAGACGACGGGTACTTCGTAAACTGTGGCTTGCGATAGGGATCGTCCTTGTATGCCTTGACCCCAGCGATGATGCTTTCAAAGCTTGCTCTTTTCAAAGCGCTTCTAAAGTCTTTCACTGCTCGACCCTTGTCAATCTTCTTTGGGTAAAGCTCCCAGAACTGATTGAAGCTTTTTACAAATTCTTCTTCTTCAGAATCTCGCAAGTTAGGTAATGGTTTCTTTTCAAGGTTATTTAATGGTTCGGGTGGTCTGTACACCGCCCCCCCTGTGGTCTCTACACCGCCCCCCTTTGTCGTAGATGCCACCCCCCCTTGTGGCATTTGTACAGGGGTGGTCTGTACACCGCCCCCTTTGTTTTTTCGGTGATTTGCGCTTCTATCGCACTCATCGGGGCAGGTAATTTCAACGTAATACCTGTTAGTAAAACCTTCCCTGCGTTCTTCTCTAAGTTCGCCGAGTGCGATTAGTGAGTCGATGGAGCGCTGAACTGTTCTGCGATTTATTCCGCCTGATAATCTGCCAATGGTTTCAATTGCAGGCCAAGCTCCGTGTTCGCCTTCAAAGTTAGCTATGGCAATAAGTACAAGCCTGTCTGAGTAGGTAGCCTTGGAGTGGTAAAGGGCTAGTGCTACTGCCGAAATACTCATTTCTTTAGCCTCTCAATCTTCTCATAAAAAATCTCATTTTCAAAGGCCAAGTGCTTATGGAAACACTCCTCGAACCAGCGAGTGCTGTGGATATCCTTGCAGTCTCTACATTCCGATAAGCAAGGCAGCGCCCTTCTACCAGCAAAGTTATCTAGACAAAGCTGATGCAGATTTTTAACAATCAACTCATCCGAGATATTTGAACCCCAAGACTTTAGCTCCCGGCTGTATTCAAGGTGTGCAGCATCGGGCTTAAATTGCTTGCCGTCAATGTCCTTGTCCTGAAACATTTGCATCAAGTGAAGCTTCAACCTAAAATCATCTAAGTAAGGTGATTGTTCCGCTTGTGTGTTGTTCATTGCGATATTGTGAATTGGTTTCTCTGTGCGGATTGCTATCGCTTCAGCTCTAAATGCGTCATTTCTAAAATCGTAATGCTCATAAGTGGCATTGGCTATTTGAGAAAACCACTCAGCTTTTTTTGCGTGCTGTGATTGTCGACCTTTGATATTGCCTGTTATTCCTACATAAAGTAGGCGGCCTTCGCTATTAAAATAACGGTAAAGACTTGTTTGTTTCATTTCTGCCTATCTGATGTGGCAGAATGATAACTGCCGACATCCTCATTGTCGGTTTTGCAGGTCAGGGGTTTACGCCTCTGGCCTGCTTCCATTCTATCACTTACCATCCGCACCGCTTGTGGCAGCGTAACGCTGTGCATAGATCCTTCTTTTTGTTGCGTTGATTGCAAGTTGTCAGTGTAAGTGTCGCTAACTGTTGGAGTTGGAAGATTCACTTGCCCCCCCCCCAGCCGGTAGCGTAACGCCCTCAAGCAAGATTCGCAAAGCCAGCTCAGCCTGTTGCGGAACTACACCGTTGCCACACGCCTTTAGTTCCTGATTGCGAGTCAGTCCGACACCTGTAACCCAGCCTTCTGGTAGCCCCATCATCCACTCTGTGAATAGCGATGAAAGCCTGTGAGCTCCATCCTTGCCGTCTGGCTTAGTTGGCAGCGGTGCTGGTCGGCCTAGTGCGTGTTCCCAGCGTCTGATTGCTGGCTCGAACTTGCCCCATAATGTTTTTTCGACTGCGGTTGCAATCCCTCTACTGGATGCTGAGCCTGAGCCGGAATGGTTTGCGCCTTTCCAATCCAAGGCAGTGGTGGTTGGGAGCAAGTCATTTACTACGGTTTCCCTTACATTGGCGTATCCGCCTTTGTGTTTATTCAAAGCTTTTTGCTCAGGGGTTCGGGCTGGCAAGTAATCCATTGTGTTCGGGGTCGGAAAGTAAGTCATCATTTGACCGCTTAGGGTTACTTGTCCGCCTCGAGCCTTTGATTTATCTTCTGGCTGGTGTCCTCGTTCGGCTTCGCTAGCTGCTGGAGTTCTGAGGATAGGCAATGATGAAAACTCGGAATCTGTTATGGGGAGCGCCTGCGTCGGCAGCTCGTAAACCTTGCCATTTCGCATCGTACCCGAGGTCTGCCAAGTCTCCGAGAACAGCTCCCAATGCTCGCAAAGCAGGTTCGCTATCCCCTGCTTCTCCCATACACCACGGACAGTGTTCCAAGTCTGGGTTGGTTGCGCTTGCGCTAAGTAATCCTCTGACATTTTCAATGACCACCAATCTAGGTTGTAGTTCTTCTATTGCTCTTGCAAACTCAGACCAAAGACCTGAGCGTGTTCCTGTTCTTAGTCCGGCACGCTTGCCAGCTAATGATAAATCCTGACAAGGAAAACCGCCAGTAAGAATGTCCACTGGCTCCACCTGAGTGAAGTCAACCTTGGTAACATCACGGTAATTTGGGACACCCGGGAAGTGAGCTTCAAGGATTGCGCTCGGTGCTGACTCCCACTCACAGTGCCACGCAACTTCTGCGCCTGTGACATTGACAACAGCATTGTCTAGTCCGCCGTAACCGCTAAAGAGCGAGCCAATCTTCATAGGTTTTCAAGTTTTTCGTACTCAGCCCAAGCCTCGGATGCAAGCTTGTCTCTGTCTCCGGCGGCGTAACGACCTGCGTGAAAGTAGATTTTCTTGAACCGTTCTGGTATCACCTTCAAGGTCTTGGTTATCACCTTGACCTCTGGCTTTGTGAAGTGGCTTCGGTAGCTTATGTCGTTGCGCTCCGCCTCTAGCTTTTGCACTAGGTCGCTAAATTGTAGATTCACTTTGTGTCCTTTCGTTGTCGTTGTGATGATTATGCAATCGAGTAACAATGCGTGTCAAGCTTATTTCAGAAGTTTTTTACGAGTTTCTAAATCAGGTAAGAAGGAGGCTCGCACTCGGTCTTGTTGCCTGCCTTGTCTAAGGTGTACCAAGTGCTTCGGGTTGTGTCGAGTATCGGATGCCCCAGCGCTGAGAACTTGGACGCCTTGTGTCCGTAGTCTCTGGCATACCCTGCGATCAGAGCGTCCGATTCCATCCTGCCGTTGTACTCAGCGCAAACTAGTATCACATTTTGCAAGTTATCTAACACTTTTGAGCCACCCATTCCCCTGTTCTGTATATGGTGAGGAACAAGCTGGTCGGAGTCGCCGCAGTGCCAGCACCAAAGGTCACGCTCACGAAGTTTCCTTGTGTCTGCTGCCTTCAAGCTCGCAGCTCTGACTGGATTAGTTTCGCCTGAGTACCTGAAGCCATAATCGCCGTTTCTAGACTACGGATTTTTAGCCGGATACGATTCGCTTCTGCCTTCCTCAAGTCCCGTTGTAAGCGAACGTCGGCAGCCTCAAGACGTGCCAGTGCGTTTCTGTCCGCAACCGTGCCTTGATGTTTGATAAAAGCCCTTTGCTCCGTAGTGTCTAGCAGGTGTTCTGCCTCCGCTAACCTGACCTCGGCTTGGTAAAGAGCTTCAAAGCCCTTTGTGTTCTCCGCTGTCAGTTCCGTTAGTGTCGCTTGAATCTCTGAGGGCAGCACTTAGCACCAACAAGTGATGAATAAGTTCTCGGTTCCAGAACCTTGCTTTGTCGATCTGTCCGTTCCGAGCTGCCTCGAGGTAAGCGTGTTCAATTTCCGCCACCTTTGCCCATTGAACTGAGAGATTCGGCACGAAGTTTTATCCCTTCCAGAACAGCCTTGGGATAGTCCGCAGCCTTAGCTTGTGCATAGAGCATCCTTAGAGTTTCTACGTCTTCCAGATTAGCAGCTTCACCTAGTAGGTCACGAACGTCACGAGGCTTAGAGACCTTCTCCATCTCCTCTCGAGAGGCAAGCGAGCCTGTTTTGGATGCAGCATACCCGGCAAGCATTAGCGCTCGGCCCACCGACGACGTTTCGCATACCTCTAACGCCGCTTGTCCTTGTGGCCCGGAACCTCCGTCAATCTCGAAGGCGTGTCCAGTAGCTTTGGGTATGGCAGCAGCTTGGTCGCCTGCCGTCAAGAAGATTTCTGTCTTGACAACCCAAGTTGACACTGCTCGGTCTTGCGGTGTGGTCAGGTTGTGCGTCACGATCCGTCCGTCTGGCCAGTCGGCAGCGAATAGCTCCAAGCGCTCGGCGACAGTTGCATACTTACTCAAATCAAATTTAGCCATTATTCTTCGTCCTCATTTTCTTCTTCGTTGTCAATAAATTTCCAGTTGTCTGCCATCCAAAAAGGAGCAGTTAGTCCCTCAATGTAAATCCGTTCTAGCAGTTTGTTCTTGTCCAGTACCACGCCGGACACTGCGCCCGTAACATAAGTCTCATCCCTAGCGATAGTCACCGTGTCGCCTAAAAAAACGTTCATTACTTCCCTTTCTTGTTTACCACTAGGTAAGGTCGTCCGCCGTTGCGAGCTTGCCTAGAGGCTACACGAATTTTTTTGCCCTCGTGTTCGAAGTAAGCGTGCTTGGCTTTGCCCATCACCGTTAGGACTTGTGACTTTTGCTTGAAGAACTCTGACTCGGCTTCGTCAAAAGCCTGTTGCGCTAGGGCTAGATTGTGTACTCCGTCTACCTCGACCTCCTCGTCGTTTATGTCGGGGTGCATTTCTCTGACTGCCTCGTAAGTAGAAGCTGAGCCGTCCCAGTCTGGAGCAGTTCCTTCGGTAACGTGCTGCCAGAATCTTGCAGCTTGGTCAGTCAAAACATCCTGCTCGAAGTCGTCCCACTCGACCCAATGTTCGACCCAAGCCATATTGACCACGCCAACAATGACCGCTCGCTTGATTCCCATTACGGACATATAGAACCTCACCTGCTGGATGTAAGTTAATGGGACTTCGTGCCAGTAGTTGCGTGAAGTCTTGACCTCGACAATGACCCACTCGCCGTTGACCTTAGCTAAGCCGTCGGGATTGGCGTGCATAAAAGGTCGCTCGTTGTTTGAGTAGGTTCCAGTGGAATAGATTTCCCATTCTGGATGTTCCTCTTGCAAGAGTTCCATTATTGGTTGCTCAAACTTTTGCCCGAATCTAATCGCCCAATTCCAAACAGGACGTGCTTCTATTTGTCCTGTCTTGACGGCCCATAAATAGTATGCGCTTTGCCAAGGGCTGAGTCCCATCGCTACGCCAATCTCGCTTCCGCCTAATCCCTCGGCTCGTGCTGCGTGCCACTCATCGCTGCCCGGATTAAAGACTCCGACTAGACTTGCGTTATTGAATTGCTTTGGTGTGTGCAGTTCCATATTTCTCCTTTGTTGGCTAGGCTGATTCTATGTCAAAGCACGGACACCTTTCAAGTCTCTATATGAGATTTCTAAAGCTGGTCAATTTGCACGATCCTGATTGCCAGAAGCTTCCAAACGTTTTCTTCCCGGAGGACATAAGCGATCCAGAAGCTAGGGCAGTTGCAACCAAAACCGCAAAGGCAATCTGCAAGGCTTGCCCGATGGTTGACGATTGTTTTACCTACGCAATGGAGACGCATCAGCGCTATGGAATTTGGGGAGCAACTTCACCGCAAGACCGTTAAAAAGACAACCGCACCACCTCCTGATTGCTCAAGAGACAGTGCGGTGTTAATATTTTGATTAGGGGCCGTACTAGGAATCGAACCTAGACTTTAACCCATATCCGGGCTGTCTCTACCATTGGACTATGCGGCCTTGTAGTCACAATACTAGCACTCTTTGCGATTTGCTTTGGCTCTGGGCAATGGTTACTCTTTGCTTATGACTAACTTTCAGGCTTACGAAAAGCTAAAACTTGCAATCGCAAACGCTCCTGCAATACCACCTTGCCAGACAACCGACCCTGAGATTTGGTTCTCTGATAACGAGACAGGAGTCCACGATTACAGGGTTGCAAAAATCTTTTGCAAAACTTGCCCTGTTAGAAATGAGTGCCTTCAGTATGCCATCGTCGCTAACGAGGTTCACGGAATCTGGGGAGGTCTTACCTACAAGGAGCGCAGGAAGCTCGCTCCTAAAGGTTGGCAAAAAAAGTGAGGGCTGCTAAAGAACACAACAACCTGCGTCTTGCAATTCTTGAGCTGCCGACGACAACATCCTGTCAAAAACTCGACCCCGATATTTGGTATCCTGAGCAAGGGCCAGCGCTTGCCATAACTATAGAAGCTAAGCGCCTCTGTAGCCTCTGTCACGTCCGAGTAGAGTGCTTGGCTTATGCCTTAGCAGCTAACGAACGTCACGGAATCTGGGGAGGGCTGAGCGCCGACGCTAGGAAAAAACTTAGAGCGACTTCTTCGTAATGATAGAAGTTAGCACTGATAGTAGTGCTGATCCGAGTGCAATGCTAAAAAAGCCAACCCAGTCAACTGCAAATAGCCCTACGGTTCCTCCACCGAGGAAAGCCAGTCCTGCCTGAGCAAAAGTCTTTACAGCACGCTCTCCGGCACTGTTGATAAATTCTTTACTAAACATCTCCATTAGTCCAATCTTGATTGTTGTTTCTTCCGTCTTGCCACGATGCACTTACAGTGTACGCTGTTGTGATTATTGAGATAAGCGATACGCCGCCTGTTATCAAAGTGACCCCGACTCCCCATTGGTCAACTAGGAACGTCACAGCACCGAAGATTATCATTGCGAAGCCGAGTCGATACGATCCAAAGATTAGCTTGCGACGAAACTTCCAGCTTGCTCCGGTTGCGGACTCAGGTTCATCCTTTAGGAAGAACACTCCGTCAAGCATTTTTACAAGGGTCTTTTGCAACATTCGCATACCTCTCGTACGGGCTTCTTTACGTTAGCGAGAATTAGCTTGTATACGTCAACCTTGTCAGACGTTACGCCAAAGACGCCCTTCAGAGTTCTTGACGCTGTGACGTGGACGTGAGGGCCAGAACTTTTGCCAGTGTTACCTAGCAGCCCGACTGTCTGACCTTTGCGGAGCTTCTGCCCGACTTGGTAACCCGGCTTAGAATCCATATGGCAATATCCCAAGAACCAGACAACGCCGTCTTTATCCATCGCAGTTTGAACGACAACCCAACCAAGAACATCTGAAAACTGAATCAACCTAATCGTACCCTTGGCGATTGCAGGTATTCGTGTGCCTCTTGGTCTTGCCCAGTCTGTCCCAGAGTGCGGTTGCATACCGTTTGCTTTTCTAAAGTTACTCATCTCGCCATAGTGCGAGGTTATGTATTTAGCATCATAGACTAAGCGCCAATCAGCAGTGCGATCAGAGAAGCGACTCACTTTGACTTCCTTAATTTGTATATTTTAGCCACGAAGCAAGCTCACTAACCCGACTGCGACTGCTCCAAGTGTTGCGCCGTAGACTCCGTAGACGAGGCGAGCGATAAGCTCGACCTTTGCTAAACGAGTTTCCATATTGGCAACCTTTTCAGGCAGATACTTTAAGCCACGCAGCTCCGCAAACATCTCGATCTGGTTCTCGTTTACTTCCATAAGTTTCTCATAAACTTGAACATTAGTAATGCGAACTGATGTGCCTTCTTCAGCCATTATTTGCCGCCTTCAAACTGAGTTGCTTCCCAGTCAATTATTTCTTCATTCCACGAATAAATTAGCCCGTCGTCTGGGTAAGGCACTGGTGATTCCCATTGGCAAGTTTCCTCGACTAGCAGCCAAGAGTCATAGGGCTTAGGCGAAATGAATGCGTCACGCTCTGAGTCGTAGGTAAATCCAACACCTGCATAGTTGAACCGAATGGTTGCGTTGTAGCTAGTCTGAATCCAAGTGCCGCCAAGGTTGTCAACCAACCAGTCGTAGCCCTCGTTAGGGAAAGCGTTGTTAGTGACCAACACTCTAGTTACAATGTTGTCTTCGTCTAGTTCTGCAAAGTTTGCCATTATGCCGCATACCTAACTATTACAACTCCTGAGCCTCCGTTACCAGAAATGCTTCCAAAGGTGCCATTTCCGCCGCCGCCTCCGCCTGTGTTTATTGTTCCGTTTGTCGACTCAATTACACCGTTAATCGTGCGTCCACCGTTCCCACCGCCATCAGTGCCTGAACCAATGGTTTCTTGATAAGTTCCGCCGCCACCGCCGCCAGCTCTAGAAATGGAAGTGCCAGTTATTAATGAAGATAACCCTGCGCCACCATCTCCGCCGTGACCTGTTGCATCTGTTCCACCCGCTTCACCGACAGAACCAGCGCCACCACCGCCAGCACTCGCAATTGCCGCATCACTTGTACCGTTAGCTGCTAAGCCTCCGCTAAAGCCCTCATTAGTTGTTCCGCTACCGCCTGCTGAACCTGTTGTACTTTGAGTTCCGCCGCCACCGCCTGAGCCGCCATCGCTGCCAGTTCCCGACGTTGCACTTGTCCCAAAGCCACCCCCGCCACCGCCTGAGCTAGTAACAGTTGAAAAAGTGGTATTACTACCATTAGTGCCGTTAGTTGTTGTTGCGCTAGAAGCTGCGCCACCTGAGCCAACTGTAATTGTGTAGCCTTGAGCCGTTACGGAGATAGTTGATTCTGCACTAGCTCCGCCGCCCGAAGATTCCCCAACGACGCTACAGCGATAACCGCCTGAGCCTCCTCCTCCAGAAGGATAACCGTTATTAGAAGAACCACTACCGCCGCCGCCTGCGATAACCAAATACTCACAATTCAAGTTCTTGGTAGGTGTGAACGTGCCTGATGCTGTAAAAGTATGTATCCAATAGCCATCGGCCTCAGTAATAGTTCCACCAGTAGCGAAAGGGCCGGTAGCGCCACCTGCTGCTGCGAGTATCCCTAGAGGTATCACGCTAGGTCACCTATCAAGACAGCAGTTGAAGAACTCAAGAACAGTATCGAGGCAGCAGCCCACTGTGAGGCTATCGTTAGCGCTGCGTCTTTTGAGTTGACTGTGACGCCTGAGCCTGCAAAGGTAATCACGCCTGTCCCGATGTTCACGAAGTCCACCCTGTCGCCTGCGCTGAATGTTGCGCTTGGAGCTGTAAGAGTGAAAGTTCCGTCGGCTGTTATCGTTTCGCCTCTGTCGCCAACTGCGAGAGTGTAGGCAGCGGTCTTGGCGTTTACCGCCGGAGTGAGCAAAGCTTTGTCGTCAAGCTGTGACTGAATCCCAGAGGTTACGCCTTCTACATAATTCAGCTCGGTTGCGTCTGCTGTCACACCGTCAAGAATGTTCAGCTCTGCGGTAGTTGCCGTCACGCCGTCAAGGATGTTTAGCTCTGCTGCTGTGGCTGTTAGGTCGCTTATCTGTGAGGCAGGGATTGTAACTGCGCTTAGGTCAACGTTTAGAGTTACGTCGCCGGTTGTGCCTCCGCCACTAAGGGCTGTCCCTGCGACTACCGAAGTAATATCGCCAGGGTTAGACACTGCCACCCAAGCGCTGCCTGAATAGTATTGAAGCGAATCCGTGTCTGAAAGAAAAGCAAGCATCCCCTCGGCAACATTGTCACCTAGCGCTGTCGTTCTAGCTGCTGCGTCTGCATAAACTTGCACGACTTGATTCTGGATCAAGCTTTGAAAGTCGTCTGCCTCGACTACTTCGCCTACTGCCCATAGTTTCCAGCTCATACTAAACCGCCGTAATGTTTCCGATTAGTCGGTACTCGTCTGTCGCCACACAAAGAAGTGTAGCCGCTGAATACTGAGCGCCGATTGTAAAACTGCCCGATGTTGTGGATGTTGCGTCTCCTGCCACCGTTGCCGTGTCTGCCGTTATTGTGACCACGCCTGCGCCGTCTGCAATTATGTCTGCCCTAGCACCGACCTGAAAGTCCGTGCTTGCGTCTACAGTTACAGTCGTCGCCGAGCCGTTGGTAAATCTGATTGTTTTATTTTCGTCTGTCGAGGCAAGCGTTCTAGACGTCGTTGCGTCTGTCACAATTGTGGTTAGTTGGCTTGCCTGAGTATCTACTCCCACCCAAGCGGAACCGTTGTAAACGGTAAGCAAGTTTGTGTCGTCAAGGTAAGAAAACATTCCCTCCGCAACGGTAGCAATCCCACTGGTTCGAGCCGAAGCATCGGCAAATCGCATAATGGTTTGGTTCATTAAATAGGAATTGACGTCGGCTGCTGCAAGTACCTCCCCGGCGACCCACACTTTTTGTCCAGTCAAGTTACTCCTAAAAACCTAAAATGTTGTTTGAGGATAGTCTACCAAACACTAGGTCGGATAGAGTCCAAGGGCTTTTTTCAATCGTGCTAAAGCCAAGGCTAAGGATGTGTTCAACAGTCGACACCGAGTGGTCGATGCGAATAATCTCTGCGAACTTTGAAATGGCAGGAGCGATGCCGTTAGGCGTTAGCTTAATTTCTACGACGTCGGAAAGCTCCAAGGCAAGAAGCTGCGCCTGTTGAGCTAAAGTTCTCCGGTCAAGAATTACGTCGACCGAATTGAAACGGTACTCGGGGTCTTTGTATTTGTTGGCATAAAGCTTTGAAAGCTCGACTAAATCTGAGTCGTTATTTATTAGCAAGCCCGTTTGATTTAGACCAAAAATCCCGTAAGTATCTATCGAGTCCAACGCACGAGCAACCGCTTGTGTCCCTGTAATTTGTGAGGTCAAAACAATTTCGTTGTGCAGGTTTTCCGAGCCATACTCTACGACGATGTTTGAATATGGGACGCCTGTTCCGTCGTCTGCAAAAGTAAATCCCTGCGCATTGGAAGACGCTCTCCTGTCACGGAAAACAACCGAGCCTGCCTTTGAAATAAAGAACGAACCCGGCTCAGATTTTTCAATAGTTCTAAAGTAAGCCAAAGCGTTCGTGTTCTCTGGGATAGTGTCTGCCCCTAGCTCCATTGCGCCGACCTCAATGTCTCTTTGAGCTACAGGCCAAGCAAGTTCTGGCAAAGACAAGATCGTGTTTATTCTGTCGCCACTTTGTTGCACGTCATTGGTTCTTGTAAAAATAAACTGACTCGCAAGTGAAGACGTTGCGTCTGAACACGCAACCGCAACCGTGCTGTCTCCGCTTGGTTCATAGAAAAGATTCCAGTCGTCAATCAAACCAAAGAATTGAACCACCCCACCGGAGCTAATTCGGATTTGTCGCTTAGGTATAATCTGGCCAAAATAAGGAGAAGCTGCAAACTCAGGGTCGAAGGTTCTGTCGTTGTTTAGCAACACAACATTTGCAAGCCCTTGGTCGTACTGATCGAGCTGTCTGTTCTTGCCTCGTTGTATTGAAATGCTTTTGACCTTGGCTGTCACGTCGTAAAAAATAGCGCCTGACAACGGAAAGCTTGAGTTGTCTAGCAACCCTTTTGTCTCGCTGTCGAGCGTAAAAAACGGAGCAGTTGGCGAGGTTACGTTGAAACCAATTTCGACTAGAGGTGTAGGGACTGCCATTAGAGCGGACTCACAATAACTTGTCCGCCGCCTGTGACGTACTTAGCAACAGTGTTACCCAAAGACTTTCCAACCATCGCTAGAGACTGCGAGGTGTCCGCCTTGACGTTGATGTTTATCACAGTACCGACTGCGGCTTCAGGGCTTCCGCCTGCTGTCAAAGAGTTTCTGCTAGACCTGATTTCTGCCAAGGTACTTAGAGCAGAAGCTCGTTGAGCAGCACTAATTGAAGCTAGGTTTGCATAGGCATTTGCCCCTGCAATCCTGTCGTCAAGATAACTAAGCACTCCTGCCACGTCGCTCGCTGAGTCAATGAGAATCCCAACTCCGTTTTTTATGTCGGAGGAAGCACCCTGTGTAACGCCCGTGCCGAGTGAGCCGCCGGGCATAGTTGCGGCTTCAATTTCTTTTCCGACAGCGAAGCCTTTTACCTTTTCAAGCTTGGCTAGGAACTGGTCAAGAGTGCCACCAAGACCGCCAAACATTCCGTCCATATCTTCAATATCTTCTTGTAACTGAGACTTGATTCCAGACACCGAGTCGTGTAAAGCCACAGCAGCCTGCTCAAGGGCTTCGGCAAGCGTCGCTTGTTGTTGTACCAATGCGACTGCCAAATCGCTCTGAGTGGTCGCATACAGCTGCTCGAGAGCAGCAGTAGCCAATCCTTGCTTCTCGTAGATTTCAGCCGCTAAGGTATCCATCCCATTTGCCGACTCAGTTTCTAGTGCGTCAAATAGGTTCCGGAGGTTTTCTTTTGTCTCAGGAGTTGACTCAAGGATCGCACCTGCAAGCTCGTTACCTGTTTCAACTCCTGCCGAAACAATCTGCTCAATAAATGTTTGCGTGAAACCCTGCGACGCTAGGTCGGCTGACTTAGACAGCAGCCCCTTAGAGGCGTCCAGCTTGGCAGTCATTGAGCTAATGAGTCCATCGACAGACTTGTCTTCGCTGCTGTCGAACAAGCGCCCAACGTCGACCTCTACTGCTGAGCGGTATGCGTTGCGCAACCTGTCTTGCGAACCTTGGACTATTCCTGCAAGCTTGTTGTCAAACTCCGTCTGTAGCCTCAGAATTGAATCGGCGTAATCCTGATTTGCCGTCGCAACCGTGTCGTTGTAATTCTTCTGCGCTGAAGCAAGCTGCTTTTGCGAGGACTTTATCATTGTTTGAACACGCTCGAAAGCAACATCTTTTGCACTTGGGCCTGTAGACACTCGGCTTGTTGATGGTGTGTTGTAAACAATCGGAACTCTAGGCCCCCACTTGTTACCGTCCCAAGTCATTGTGAACCAAACTTCTTCACCGGGTGCGCCGTAGAACGAGGTAAAGACTTGGCCCGGTCTTGGGTTGCCCGGCAAGCCCTTGTTCTGACCAGTAGGAGATGCAGGTATTAGCTCACCCGGAGCCATAATCTTGACCCCGGCCAAGCGCAGTGCCGCTTCCGTAGCTGCGTTTAGCTCGCCTGTTACTCCACCAAGCTTTAAATTGTTAAATCTGTTTAGCTCGCCTGTTGTTCCGTCAGTTGCCCTGTTGACTTCTCTTTGCTTGTTCACCATCCCGTTTAGGGAATTGACAAGTCCAGCAGTGGCAGCAGCAGCAGCAGCGATAATTATTGCTAGTCGAACATAAGGGTTTTTGCCGACTGCGGTGTTGAAAAGTATTTGAAGAACAGTGGCTACCTTTATCACTGCGTTTAGAGCGATGATGCCAGCAGACAGCCCAGCGATAACACCAATCATCTTACCAATGACTTCGATGTTGTCGACAATGGAAATTATGAAGTTAGCGACGTTTCTAGTTGCGCCCTCCCAGTCAACTCTTGCCAATGCTGCCGTGAGCTTTTCGCCTATCTCTGGAAGCAGGTTTTTTACTATTGGGATTAGCTGTTCAAGCCTTGGAGCCAGCTTGCTTCCAATGTCGATTCCAACGTCGGCAGCGGCAGAGCCAAGCAAGGAAAGCTGAGCGTTGAAACTTGTTAGCTGCTTATCTGCAACCGCCTGCGCAGTTCCGCCTGCGTCCCTTAGCGCTCCTTCGTAGTCTCGAAGTGCGCCTCCGTTATCTATCAGAAGCAAGATTCCAGCACGAGCTTGCTTAGTAAACCCAAGCTGACTTAGTGTTGCAAGTCTTTGCTCGACGGTCATATCTCCGAGTGATTCCGTGAAGTCGTCTGCAATGTCTGCAAAGTTGTTCATTTTGCCGGAAGCGTCAAAGACAGAAATACCTAAATCTTTAAACTGGTCTGGAACCTTTTGAGCTTGCTCGGCCAATCCAAAGATTGTATTTGTTAGCTGCGTTCCTGCAAGCTCACCCTTGACACCTTGATCGGCAAAGACTGCAAGCGCAGCAGCACCTTCGGCGATATCCTTTTCGACAGACTTAAGTGCTGTTCCTGCCTTGGTAGTTAGAGAGGTTGAGAACTGCTCAATGGTTGCGTTGGCTAACTGAGAAGCCCTCGCCAGAGTGTCGGAGACGACAATCATATTTTCCATATTCGCAACAGCGTCGTTCTTGATGGTCAAGCCAAGAGCCGACTGAGCGTCTGTCAGTAGGTCAGTGGCAAGCGCCATATCGAACATTCCAGCCTGCGCAAATTGCGCCACAACTGGGAGGGCAGAGATTGAAGCCTCTGCATCAAGTCCAGCGGATGCTAGAAAGTAAAAAGATTCTGCCGCTTGTTCGGCTGAGAAGGTTGTGACTAGAGCTACCTCACGGGCAGCCCTTGCCATATCGTCCTCCATAGTCTTCGTGAGGTCGCCCATAATGGCTTGGGACTTGACAAGCGCTCCGTCAAACTTTGCAAACTCACGGACTGAGGCAACGGCGATCGCAGCGGTCGAGGCAGCGATTGCAGCTAGTGCAACACCTGCGCTTTTAGCAAGGTTGTCAAGGCTAATGCTTGCGTTCTTGATTCCCTTGTTGTCAAAGTCGGAGACAATCCGAATCTTGATAGCCATAAGTTATGCCCTGTCTAATTCTTGACGTTCGAGTTTAGTTTTCTTGAAATCTGGATTCCAAATTCCTCGGCTATCTTTGAAACCTTCGCTTCAATCTCAGGCTTGCGCTTTAGGACTCGCTGCCACAAGAAGCGTCCCGGCTTGCCAAACATCGAACCCAGTTTCCTGTTGAACGCCTTGCCCTGCCCGTTGTAGATGTAGGAGTGATAACCAACCGAGTTAGAACCCCAGCCCTTTGAGACTGCTCGTGGCGCTCTGCGCTCGATGCCTGCAAGCTCTGCATACTCAAAACCGTATTGGTTGCCCATTCCGTTGCTTCGTCCTTTACCCTCGATAAAGATAAGGTCTTTAGGTCTTAGGCTGACACGAGCCTTTACATCGACCCCTGACCAAGCTGTCCGTCCATCGTGGAACATTCCCGGCATAGCGCTTTGCAGTCTGGCTCCATCGAATGAGTTGATGGCATTTTCTATAGGATTAAGGATTGGGTTTAGCTCGCTGTTTAGGGCTTTTCGTAATGCAGGCAAAAGGCGTTTCTCTGCTTCCTTCAGCGCCCGAATTGTTTCTTTGTCTCCGGACAAATATGTCTCTGCCATTTTTTGCTCCTCTGCTTCTATTCTACCCAACAAAGAAACCCTCCCCGAAGGAAGGGCCTCTCTATCTGGCTGGGAGGTTTTTAGCAACCATCCAGCGGTGCATTGTCCAGAGCATCCTTTCGGATTCCTGCATCAAGACACTCGGGGCAATACCTGTTTCACAAGCGATTCCTGCTATGAACCAATGAGCGGAGGAGTCGCCCAACCCTATCATTTTGGGTCGGAACCAGCTCCAACCATATCGACTGATTCTAGCCACTTCTCAAACGTAAGCTTCGTCTGGTCAGTTCTCTTTTGTGAGTGCCAAGCCAAGAAAAGCGAATAACTCATTCTTGGGTCGTTGCTCATAGCTGAGATGCTGACTCCGAACTTATCCTCGAACGCAACCATATCGGCAGCGTTGCAAGTTGTGTCCTTTACTGCTCCGTCTTCGTGTGTGATCTGTAGATTTATTTTCAACTTATTCTCCTGTTGTTATGATGTGGCTTTAGTGATTGAACCGCTTAGTGGGAACGTGACGCTAAACGTGGACAAGTCTCCGACAGCTCCGCTTACAGGCGATAGAGAATTTATGAGGTAACTGCCAGCGTAGCTAGGGGTTGTCGCTGAAACTGTTGAGCCGTTTCCTGCAATAAGGGTTATGGTTACAAGCGTTCCAACTAGGTCTTCGGTTAGAACGGTATTTAATGCACCTGCGCCAAAGTCAGTGTGAAAGTCTAGAGACAGCGAGCCGGACTTTAGCCCTCCGACAACCTCAGTGAACCCGTCAGAAGCAAAGTCAGTAACATCAACTTCGGTTGAGGTGATTGTAAGTTCTGCACGAGCGACGCTCGCACTTACGTCTGTTCCGCCAATGTCGACGTTGTTTCCGGTAACTACATACTTAGCCAATTTATTCTCCTTTTATTATGCTACAGCTTTAGCGACTGAACCTGACATTGGGAATGTCACGCTAAAAGTTGAAAGGTCGCCGACAGCTCCGCTAACGGGTGACAGGGAATTTACCAAAAAGTTGGCAGTGTAGCTAGGCGTTGCATCGGTAGGCGCTGTCCCGTTCCCTGCAATCAAAACAATTTGGACTAGAGTTCCAACCAAGTCTTCAGTTAAAACGTCGTTTATGCCGTCTGTTGCAAAGTCGCTATGAAAGTCTAAGGACAATGAGCCGGACTTCAATCCGCCGACAACTTCAGTAAAGCCTCCGGAGGCAAAGTCGGTCACGTCAACTTCGGTTGAGGTTATGGTTAGCTCTGCTCTTGCCACGCCTGCACTTACATCCGTGCCTGCGATGCTTACTTTGTTTCCTGTTACTACATACTTTGCCAAGTTGTTCTCCTTTTATGCGTAGACGGTAACAGCGAACTCCGCTGCTAAGTAATCGCTTTCGTTTACAGTTATAGAACCAATGTTAGGCATTGACTCGACAATTAGGTCTTGGCAAGCACCGCTCAGTGTTCTATTAGATTCTATCGCACTCTTGCAAGATGAGTCTCCGGTGGGTTCTGAGTAAAGGTCTAGATACCTCTGAGCCTGCCTTTCAGCAGCTCGCCCGACAATCACTCGGACAGTAAACGAAAAGATGTTTAGTCCACCCGAAAAGGCTTGGTGATACTGAATAGAGTTCAGGCTTACGATGGCAGCAGGAGGCGACACTTGATCGGGTATTTCTTCAAAGACCCTAAGCCCGGAGATGGTTCTTAGGTTGGCTGCGATGCCTGACCTAATTGCAGCGATGCTCACGCAAACCTGATTTTTCTGTAGGGGTTGATTAGCCTCTCAATGTCCGGGTCAAACTTGCTAACCCTAACAACTCCGATATCTCCAAAGCCCATTACTCCACCCGGAGAATCGTTGCGCTTGAACAGTCTCGAAGCAAGAAGGACGGTTGCTTGCTTGATTGCTATTGGCGCTGAGGCAAACCCAAAAGTCCCTTCGACTCTGACAGTGACCTCTAGTCCGCTTCTAGGCCAGTAATAATCTCCGACAGCACGAAGGCTATCAAACGGGACAACCATTCCTCCTGCGATCCCGTTTAGTGGCTCTAGCTGGTAATCGGTTGAAGTCCAAGTCTCGTCATAAACTCCGTCTGCTGCCGTGCTTGTCTTGATTGAAACTAAATTTGTAAGGTCGTCAATTTGGCAAACGATGGAATCTTCCGGTGCATAAAAGCGGTGCGTCTCTGTAGGGAAGAACTGTCGCTCTGTCGATTGGTCTATGTCTCGACTAGCGCTTTCGATTGCAAGCTCCAGCAGGTCGTCGTCGATGGTGTCGCTCACTGGGATTCTAAGAGAAGCCTTGACCTCGTTTAGAGTGCAGTATCCATTTGTAATTGCCAATGTAAACCTCCAAGCTCTAGTCTAACTTAGTGCCGATAGATAGCGAAAAGCCCTCACCATTTCTGGCAAGGGCTTCTCTCAACGAAGGAACTATGAAGACAAACAACATAGCTTGCTAATCGTAGCATAGCGAAACCCTGTTAGCAATCTACAAACTAACAGGGCCTCGGTCTAGTTCGTTGGGTTAGCTTGCGCCACCTACGAAGTGCTTAACCTCAGTGTTTGAAGTTAGGTCGCCATCAACACGAAGAAGGAATCTCCAAGTTGTTAGGTCGTTCTGGAAAGCGAAGTCTGTTGACGAAGCAACATCCAAGCCACCTGCAAGGCGAACCTTGTAGCTATCCATTGAACCTGCGATTACAGACTTCTCGCCTAGAGCGGTGTCTTCCATATGAGGATTTTCTAGAACGTTGAAGCCAGCGAATGTATCCTGACCTCCGGGGCCTACCTGTGAGATGTTGTATAGGTAGTTTCCAGCGGTGTCCTTTAGCTTGCGAGCTTCACCGATTGACTTGGTGTTCATCATCAAGGCCATTGAAGGCTTACGACGAGTAGCTGCATCAACCGAGTAAATTAGGTCAATTAGGTTGTCGGCAGTGAAAGCACCTGCAACACCAGTCGCACCAGTCACGCCAGCAGCAGATGCTGTAACGATTCCGTTTGGCTGTGAAGAACCAGTTCCAACAGTTAGTGCTGCGTTTACTGCGTAACCAATTCCCTGTCCGGCCTGACCTGCTAGGTGTGCGCCAAGGTTGAACCCTGCGTCCGACACTAGCTCGTTAGCTGCCTGAATGATTCCACCGTACTTGAAGGCTCCAAGTGTGATGCTTGCATATGTTGGCTCAACATCGTCCAGCTCTGCGCCTGCGCCCTTGAGAGTCATTGCAGAATAAGCTGAAAGAGTTGGGATAGTCAAATCTTCGCCAGAAGTTGTCTGGATAATTTGAGGAATCTCAAGCATTGGGCCAACGGAACGAGCAACATCAAAGACCTCATCGTAGAACGACTTTGGTACTGTGTTAGCTGAAGGTGCTAGAACCGCACGCTTTTCAAAGGTGTGGTTGCGCTGTTCTCCACGAGCCATTGCTCGGAAGATGTCAGACGAAGAACGCTCCTCGGAAACCGCTGGGACAAATCCCTTGGCTGCCAATGATGCTTCTACGTTGCGCTCCTCGGAACGCTGAGCGATCGTGATGCTGTCGTCCGCCTTGCGGATGTCAACTTCGATTGCGTCAATCTTTGCTAGTTCAGCACTGTCTAGTCCACGACCTTCAGCTTCGGCGAAGTCAATAACTTCTCGAACCTGCGTAATAAGGTTGTTGCGAACTTCGTGCTGAGTCTTAATGAACTCAGACATTTAGTCTCCTTGTTAGGTAATTTGCATTTAGGATGCAGTGGCGTTAACGCTCAACAGCAGGGTCGGCAGAGCTGACTCTTATCCGATACAAATAGTTTACAACAGGTGCGCAGGTGTAACCCTGCGGATGGTAGCAGTTATCAAATAATAAGCAAGAACATTTAGAAACTACTTATCACAATTAGATAACAACTAGTGTTTTATTCGAACACTTGTTCGGGTGCGTGTTCACTGGGCAAGACCCACCATTTCGCTCAGGTCGGACGTTCGCTGTGATGCCTGCGTGGTTGTGGCTAAGAGTAGGGTAAAAGCCGTTAGCGAGGCTGCTAGGTGTGTCTGTGTGGCTGTTTGTCTTTCGTTGTCAAAAGGTGTTATCGAACAAGTGTTCTAGTTAAAAAGGAAACCCCGACGGTTCCAAGAAGTCCGTCGGGGTGAGACTTGATGCTTGGCGACTAGCGAATGTCAGTCGGCTTGGTTACACGAGTCTCTTTTTTAGCCCTCTCAAATGGAGCGCTTTCCGTCACCACGTCTTCGCCGTCGCTGGCTTTCGGTGGAGTCTCAGAGTCGAGTGCAACTATTGCATCGGCCCACTTCTCAACGTTGACTCGAACTACTCCGCTGTCTGGGTTTCCTGAAGCGTCAAGAATTGCCTTGACGATTTGCTCTTTGTTAGCCATTAGATACCTTTCATTAGAAGCTCTAGCTTCTTCTTTTTTAGCGCAAGCAACCCAAGGTCGCCAACGACGATCGGCTCGGGTATGACTTCGGCTTCAGGAGCTAAAGTTGTAATCACTTGATTTAGGAGTTCTTGTTCTTCTCCGGTTATGTTGAGTCCGTCTTCAATCTTGCCGAGGGCGTCTGCTAATGCGTCGACGCTGACCTCTGCTCGCTGAGCTGCCTTTTCAAATCTACGAACCGACACGGTTCCAGCGGTTGCAGTGTAAGCAGGATTTCCGACAAGACTCACTTCGAACAACCTCACAGAGTTTAGAGTTCGCTCCGAGCCGTCACTCGACCAAGCGTCCCCTCCTGTGGGGACTGAGAATCCAAAGCTCATAGCGTCAACATCTCCACGCCTAAGAAGCTCGGCAACATCCCGGCCTCGGCTTGTGTTAGGCAGGACGCCGCCAACCATTAGTCCCTTGTCGTCTTCGGTAAGGCTTAGGGTTTTTGCACGAGTCGATCCAAGAATCTCTCCGGAGTCGTGGTTCCAAAGAAACTTGACATCGTTGCGAGACTTTAGCGAACGCTTGAAAGCGCCTTGCGCTATCCGCTCGGTGAACGGAAGTGGCAGGCTAGGGGAGTTGAACATCGCAGCGTATCCGCTGAAGTGCATCCCGTCTGTTTCTTCCCGAATCTCAAAGTCGGTCGTTGTTACTCGTTGCTCAATTCCTGACACTGTTGCGCCCTTCAATTAGTCTTCTTTGAGTTTACCATCTTGCTTGCTTTCGGACTAAAGGTTGCAGGCTGAATCTTTGGTTCTTC